AGTCCATGTGATCTGTGCGAGTGGAAATCATGATGTCCACACTAGCGCGATGCTTGCGGTTGCCACTGACGCCCTGTACTCTAATGAGCCAAGGTATACTGTAGACACCACAATGGCTCCCTTTCACTTCTTCGAGTTCGGCAAGTGCCTGTTTGGGGTGACGCATGGTCACAGGACTAAACCTGAGCGACTGTACCAGGTGATGTGCGAAGACCAGAAGGAGGCTTGGGGAAGGTGCCTTCATCACCACTGGCTGACTGGTCACTTTCATACACAGCGAATGGTTGACATAGGGACCCAAAAGATAGAGACATTTAGAACAGCAATCCCTGGAGATGCGTACTCGCACGGAAACGGATACAGAGCTTCCAGGGGGCTGCAGTCGTTGACCTTCCACAAAGAGCGAGGGGAAGTCAATCGGTCTATCGCGATGATGTGATAGATTGGGGGTCTTAGTGTTGGACTGCAGCCTTTCTTGTGAGTGTGCCCGACAGACAAAATGGAAGAATAGGCAATGGCGAATTTGACTTTTTGCGAAAGATCTACCAGAATCAAAGACTTGTCTGGGGCAATGTTTGGTAGGTGGAAAGTGATAGGGTATGCTGGCAAGAACGGGAGACGCAGATCTGGCTGACCGGTATCACTTACCACAAAGAGCATGGCGAGTGCAGCCGAGTCCAGAAGCTGATTGTGAGTCGATAATAAAACTAAGGACGTTAACAGCTGGTGACTCGGCTTAGCCGGGCAGGAAGGGAAAATCATGAACACAAAAACATGCGACAATGCGACTTCGGATTCAGTCAGTTGCTCTGCGGAGCGTCTTCCTCGTCAGGTAATCGAGGAAAGGTTGCTGGCCGCATTAGGTGACGATGAATGCGTTGCGATAGTACTTAACCGGAGCGATCTTTCGCTGCTGATTGATGCGATGGATGCTCGTCGTGGGCTCATGGTCGACCGCTGGAGTGAGCAGCGGGGGAAGATGCGTGCTGATTTGATTCAACTTCAGATTGAGGCCTTCGGTTCGTAGGACGAACGTGATCGCCGGGCGACATTAGCGACAGACGATGCGAGAATGTGGACTCTGCCATTGTTTGATTTTGCTTTCTTTTGGACTTCGTAATGAGCGTACTGAAAAGGCACGTGTTGCACGTCAAGGCCGGAGACGTGCTGTGGACGAAACTAGATTCTTTCGACGGCACTTATCTGCACCACAATCCCCGACAGGTTCGTGTTCGAGGAGACCTGACGGATCAAGAGATTTTGTTTTTGAGCGGTGACACGTTGATTTCAGTTGAGTACGATAGTGGCGGTGACGTGTGGTTTTACGTGCCGCTGTGTGGTCTGCACGCGACACAATCTCAGGCGTGGACCGCATGGATTCAGGATGCGATAGCTGTCGGAATGCGACCGGAGTTTGTGGCTCAGGCACAGTACCAGGCGTCAAGCTGCGTTTGAAAGCGAACGGCCCTGCTAACCGAGTACGGAGGAAACTATGACTACAAATTCCGGCGATGGCCGCCGCTCGGGTGGACCGCTTTGTTCTTTTGGTCTGACAGCGAGTTGCGTTGTCAGCGGTGGAGATGGCCTGTGACTGTCTGGGAGCTGATTGCCAAACTGATCGAGTGTCCGGCTGGGGCTACTGTACATGTCGGGGTCAATGCGACCCTGAACGTCGAGGCGACCGAATTTGAACTGGACGATGGAAACGTCTCTTTGCGAGCCAGTGGGGACGTGGAATGCGCCATGTCCAATGGAGGCACCGAATGGCTGTCTTCGCTTGTCGAGCGAAGCGAGTGCTGAGTTGACCGTATAGCGACCCTTATAAGCCGGGCCGAAAGAAAGACGATGAATACACAAACACGCGACAATGAGACCTCTGCTGCAACAGGTTATTATCTGGTTCGGTATCCGTCAGGAAAAACCTTCACCGTTCGCGGGCAATTTGCTTTAACGCCGCTTGACGACTGGTTGGTGCCAACCGTCTTCCAAGACGACAACAAGGCATCTGTGCTAGACCAGAGAGCGATCGTGAAACAGGCAGGCCGGGAAGTGTATTCACCGCGACGCAATCTTGATGGCTTGCAACCAGCAATGACGCAGTGGTTGAGTGCCCATCCAGAGTGGGGCAGATAACGACCTGAGCTAACCCGGCGGGTGAGGTTAGCTTCCGAATTTAAATACCGCGACGACGCCCGCTCGCGGTTGAGTGATTTGTTATGCCTGTTGCACCAGACGGCGACGATAAATACGAGATTCGCATTACGCGACTGAGCATTGCACCGCCGAGTGAGCAGTTGTTTTCGGAACAATGTACCGACATCGAATTGCAGGACGAGGCAGCAGGCGAGTTTGTGGTGGTGCGGCAGAAGTCAGGATGCGTTGACGTGAATCCGCAAGAGATACAGGTTGATGTGTTGGAGTGGCCCGCGATGAAGCAGGCGATTGATTATTTGCTGAGTGAGTCACGGAACCATTGAGGTATAACGCCCCTAATCACCGGCGGGCGGCTGGTGACTCTCCACTTCGAAACGCATCGTTCCGCCCGTCCGGTGCATTAGATTGTTACACATCTCATGGCGACAATAATCGCTCAGAAAGTCGTCTCCGAAACAACAGAGACGCGATACCAGATCCAAGTGTGGAATGGTGTGTGGCATGTAGATGCTGTATTCGCGAAAGCGGACATGGCAGCAGTGGCCTATGCGAGCAGACGAGAGAATTACGAGGCTGAGGCTGTTCGTATTGTTGAGGTTGAAACAACGATCGTCTCTACGATTGTTGCTATTGGTGTGTAACGCCCCGGCGGTAACCGGGCACGAAAGGTTGACGATGACTACTGAAACAGCACAGCAGAGTGCTCCGGTTGACCGGCCTTGTTATGTGGCGCCGTGCCACTATGACGGCACGCCGATGCAGGATTTGTATTTGCTGAATGAGGTTTTAATGATGATGCTAAACGGTGTCGAATGGGAAGAACTTGAGAACCGGTACAACAGCACCGCGTATGCAATCGCGAGGCTGCGAAATGCTTACGAGACTGGCGAACTGTACACGCTGAATCTGTCACTGGCTAACTATTTCGATCAAACGGGATCGGTTCGCGGCGGACAGTAACCACATAACGCCTGAGCTAAGCCGGCGGCGGCATTTCGCCCCGCTACTTCAAGCCGCTGCAACCGCCGCTCGGCTTGAGCGATTTGTTATACGGCGGCTTTACGGGACAGGAAGCAATGTACACGATTATTGGTGGCAACCCATTCACGATGTACACGGGGACTACGACATTCACAGGATTGCGAGTCGTGGCGAACACGGAATCGTTTGACGAAATGGAAGATATAGTGCGAGAGAAATACGACGAATGTGGCGGCTTGATTTTGGTGCTCGACAACGGCAAAGAGATGGCTTACGACGAAGAGGGAAAACTAATCAATCCAGAAGCAGGCGTAGCCGTATAACGGTTGCGTTGACCGGGCCGCGACGAGCGGTTTTGATTTCACGTTGGACGCCAATCGCGGCTCCGTGTCCAACGCTTTGTTATGCCGCGATATTGGTGTGACATGGACAAGGCAGAACAGCAGAAGTTGATGGATACGCTAACGCAAGAGCAAAGAAATGGCATCGCAGAAATAATCAGGTCTGCGGATGTGGAGGGAGATTACAACTGGAACGGTGAAGACAGTGTTTGGGAGGAAGACGCATCGGCAACGCTGAACAGTCTTGCGTCCTATTTTGAGCGATACGACCCAAAGTCCGTTTTGGACTAGTCGGCATAACGCCCCGGTTCACCCGGACGCGACAACAACCAGAAAGGGAATGACATGCCAGAAAACGCGGCAACACTGAAAGCGGCCAACGAAGCCAGAGAGGTAAGCGGCTCGGGTGCAACCGATTGTTCTCTTGCTGTTCACGTGCCAGAGATACCCGCCGAGGCGATTGGATTTGCCGAGGCGATGGCGGCGTTGGCGAAAGAACACGGGATTCGCGAATGCGAAATGAGCATTCGAGTCGACACTGGATATCGTACGCGATTCTGGAATGACCATGAATTGCGAGAGAAGACACAGGAGCGGAAAAAAGATGGGGACGCATTGGGTGACGTTCATCAAGTGCGGATAACTTGTAATTCTGTGGATTCCATGATTATCAGATTAGATAGAATCCATATAATCCACTTGATGTGGGACCATGCGTCATCTGCCCCGGAGAATGCTCATTGCCTCTCGGAACGCGGCTATCTCGCCCTCTATTGAAGTTGGCTCGCCGCCCCAGTTCGCTCCGAATTCATCTTCCGAGACGTCAAGGATGTTTCCATCTCCGCGAGTCTCTTGGATTCGGCCTTCTGTTGTCTTGCGATATTCCTCAAGCACGTCCTTGGGGTTGAATTGCTGGACGACGCTGCCGTCGAATTCAGTATCTCTAATCGCGTGGTAACAGAGAACCACTGCGTCTGCAATATCAGGTGACCTGCCGATACGTTCCTTGATTGTCTGCACGTTTGCGAACTGCCCCTTTGCTCTTACTTTCGGGGTGCAGTAGAAGCGTGTCATGTCTGCAATGAAGTGCTTCTCGTGAGCAGTTAGTTCTTCTCTCAGCTCGTCGTCGTTTGGAATCATGAATGGGTCGAGGTGTGCAGAGTCAGGATTAAGTCGCTCTCCGAGAGTCCCGTACAGCTCTGCTCGAACGTTACAGTACAAGGCTGCATTCTCTGCCGTCCTGTTGCCTTTCATTGCGTAGACGACAGCGCCGTTCATTTCCATCAGACTAGCCATCGCTCCGCCACCGGCCCCAATAGCGTCAATGGCAATAGGGACGTCACCTTTCTTCAGGTCAATCCCCATGCTTTTACAGCAAGAGACTACCCAGGAGAGGGTCTCCATCGAGTCGACCTTCTGAGTCTTGTAGATGTCCTTGATGCCCAGCGGCCCTCCGGACACGAGAACCGTAGAGTCGCCTTTCACGGAAGCGGCGAGGTCGAGCCCCAGAGCCGTGACCTCGATCTTGTCCTTGTGATCGACCCACATGGCACACGGCTTCTCGAGCCATGACGGGACGATGATCTGGAACTCGGCATCCTCAAGCGGGAACTTGCCCTCCCCTGACCATCTTCGTTCCGTCTCGTCCGGAACCTGCATAATGGTGTCGAACTTCTTCAGGTCCATTTGTCCGGGAATCAGGGCTTCTACATGAGGCCAGTACTCATCGGGAATCTTGTCGCCCTCGGCAACGAAGAACTCTTCTCCGTCCAGTGTGGAACCGTGATAGCCCCCTGGTGGCCCATAGGGAAGATGCAGCCTCCTGGCCCGCACATTTAGCGCACCATTGCCTCCGAACGTCAGGCAGGCCCGTTTAATGCCCTTGTCGACGATGACCTGATTCTTATCTGGCTCCACGGATGGATACAGGTCGTAGAAGAATCCAGACAGCACACGGGGATTCGAGATGAAGACGATCAGCCCAGCCTGCTTACGTGCGTTCATTGGGAGTTCTGCAGGGGTGGACGAACATTCATCGAAGACGAACATTACGTGCTTGCCGTGACCCCCAGACAAACCTTCGCCAGTTTCAGGGTTAGCGATGCCGATGAAGTGTTTCGGATTGTCGGGATCCATTACTCCTGCGACCTGAGTCTCGCACTTGTCAGGATATCGCATCTTCTTCCGCCAGGTTGCCACTTCAGCGAACATGACGTCTTTGGCGTGCTTCGACGACTGGGAGATCAGAACAATACGATCCATGAAGATGCGGTATCGGATATTCACTAGCAGGGCCGTGGCGAACCCCTTACCAGGTGACGTTGAGCCCTTAATCGCAATCTCGGGGATCGTCGGATTCAAACCGTGCTCAATCAGCTCACACTGGACGTCGTCAAGCCTCAGGTCAAGGGCGTGCTCTCGGTTGCAATGCCTCTTGAAATATTCGAGATGAACTGGGTCCGTGATGACTAGCTCTGGCCATTGCCGGCGGATGAACTCCCAGGGGTTTCCGGCTAAGGCCTGGTTTACCGCGTACCCCATTAGTGTTTGCTGAATCGCACTGGGATCGTTGGCGACGCTTTCGACAGAATCAGCAGACCTCACGTGCTCTGCGAAACGCTCCTCAGGAGAAGGCTGCCTCTTAGGTGGCTCTTTACCTATCTTTACAAGCTGGTCGATATCGATGTCGTGATCAATCAACGCTGTCTCTGTTTGGCGGTTTGCACAGTAGGTTCTCCCCCGCTTGGCGAGATAACCTTCTGTGTAAAGGAGTTCCACCATATCGGACCTGATAGTCCTTCTTGTAATCAGGGACGAAGCAGTGTGATATCCTTGCTTCTTAAACGCATTTGTGAGAATGTGAATCTGATCCGCATTAAGGTAGTACGACATTCTGATCCTCAGGATGTTCAACAGTAGACTGTGACGGACTCGTCACAACTTTCAGACGCTTCTTCCTGGAGAACCATCCCCATGCAGAATACATGGCAACTACTGCTGCGGGACCAATCAGAAAGGGAATCAACTGCTCCAGGGGATTCTCCTTAGGGGCGGCGGGTTCGTCCAGAACAGACAGGATGGCTTCATATGCGACCGGGTCCAGAGTCTCGGCAATCGCCTCAACAGGAATGTCCGTGACTTTTTCGCCACTGAAGTTTGTGACGGTGGCGTTCAGTAGCAGCTCGACTTTCTGGATAATGAAAGGCTGAAAACCGGTTGCGTAATCGCCCTCGGGGTCAGCAGCCTGAGGAACAAGAACCGAGACATGAAACACGTCGACATCAAGACCAAGGGCTTCTGAATATTTCTGAAACCTGCCAGGATCATCTGCCTCGCTGATGATATCGATCAGCAACGCCCCACCAGTCAGTCTTCGGAAGGCTCGCATAGACGGACCTTTGACTGCTTTTGCAATCTTCTCACTCGAATCCGAGACGGCAATCACTACTTGAATCGAGGACCAGTTTACTACTGGGTCCTCGATCTTTTCTTTTGTGCGATCAGAGAGCATGTCCACCATTGCGCCCATTGCGTCCGGAGTCATTGTAACTCCTGGCAAGACCTCAACTGGAACAGGATCATCAACTGGATCCTGACTGCCTGTGTCCTTGAAGGGAGAACCGAGGCCAAGCTTGCCTGCGGCCCATACGTCAACGTCCCTCCATTCGTTTATCGGGACATCGATCTTGACCCCGTTCACAACAAACATCGGAACGGAGATTCCACTACGACGGCACTCATCGCCACTGACTCGATGAATCTTCCAGTAGAACTTCCGTCCAGTCTTAGTGTGTGCCGCGTAATCAAGAAACCGATGACAAGGGTCGCATTCGAAGTCTCCCGCAACAAAGACGTCAGCAAACGGAACGCCCTCAAGGGGCACGGACGATTCGAGCTCTGCGGCGGGGTGCGACGGAGCCTTATCTCGATACTTTACCTGGAACCATTCATCGTAACGCTGGCGACTTCTGTTGATCGACTCGCCAACGTATTGCTGCCACTGCTGTGGAGTGGACAAACTGTACTCTTGAGCCTGCAGTACCTTCTTGGGGCCTGCCATGTGAATCATCCACTCGACCACAGAGGCGGAGCCTGAATAGAGAGCGGTCATCTGATCTTCGTTGTCGGGATACTCTTTCAGGTGCATCAAGTCCCAGACGGAACTCTTCAGGTTCCCATAGAGCAGATCTGCTCGGTAATTAGCTCGAGACTTCTCTGACTCAAAGAGCGCTGCCGAACCTTCGTCGAGCCATCTTGGGACAGCGTGACCAATGATCGTGGCTCGAACCGCGTGATCTACCTCATGTGGAATCACATCGGCGATAGCTTCTTCTCGGGTCCCGCCGACCATCATACCGAATCCGTACGCTTTTCCGTTTTCGTATCTGAACCGAGTTGCGCCAGAAGACTTTTCGTTAGCCCATGTAATTGGGCACGGCTCTTTCCAGTCCTTGAGCGTCTTTCCGGTCCAGAATCTTGCTGAAGTTACCCTTGCCTTTTCGGCTGCCGCTACAAACTGGGGATCCCCCGAGAAGTTGGCAGACTGGGCGACAGATGAAATCAACACGATTGCAAATAGAAGTACTTCCCTGTACATGTCCTGCTCCTCAGCGTATTAATTCATAGGTCGGTCGATAGTGCGTTTTGTTGTATTCTCGAATGAAGACTTTATCTTCAGCACTCAGATGGTCGCCCCTGGCAACGTGCCTGCCGAGCTTAACGATAGTTCCCACTCCCGGAGTGCTGAAGATTCCGAGGACGGTCCCTATCGCACCGCCACTAAGTAGCCCTGGAGCTGCAAATTGAAGCAACATTAGGATCGCAGGAGTCATACTTCTTCCTCCTTGCTACCGATCTTCGACTTGACAATTTCGAGAGCTTTTCCAGCAGCTCTTTTTCGAAGCTTGGCTATCGCCTCTTTCGCTCCCCATGCCCCTGCTATAGATGCTAGCCCGCCTGCAAGGATTCCGTTTGAAACAGGAACCTCGGCAGGCTCCCCAGGAAGAGTGATTACTTCCGGGTCAGGAGTTTCGCCGGCATAGGTAGCCTCGAGTATCGCATGAAAGTCGTCGGAATTGACCCTTTCGAAGACTATCTCCACTGGAACCGATGGCGGGATTTTACCGAGAATCGTTCGCTCGACCTTGCCGGCAATCAGCGTCTTAAGACCAAGGCTCTGTGCTCGAACCAGTACAAACACGGCTGCTGGGTCAGCTTCCGTTTTAGCTGCAGACGCCACGGCGGCAAACCTCTCGGGCAGTGTCCGTTCAGGAATCAGAACAAGCCTTGCCTTGCCTCCAAGTACTTCGTCGAGCTTCCTCTGTAGCGGGCCAGCAACTTTTCCTAGTGCAATTTTTGCAGCGACACCTTTTGCAATACCGATATCCTGTTTCTTTGCAAGGATCACAACCGTGATATTTGAAGGGTCAAGCAGCTCTTCTTCTGGAGTCTTAATCTCGACAGGAGCTGGCGGCTCGGTTCTGACGTATTGCTGAGGGGCAGCCGGCGCTGAATCAGGGGACCCGAACAGTCCGCTGATTAAGGCATGGATAATGTTTCGAAACCAGCTCAGCAGGCTGCCAAGGAATCCAGGTTCGTACTTGGACGCACGGGCATAGTTCGTCCCCTCAACCCAGAAGGCAGGGAACTGATTCAAAGGCTTCCCTACGGACGCCTCATAGGCAGTCTTCCATTGCGGAAACTCAGGAGAGTCTGTTCGAACCACATGAATTCCATTACGGGTTGCCTTGATTTCCTTCTCATATAGTTCACAGTCCTTGTCTCCAGGAACCGAGAACATAACCAGTCGCTGCTTGTGAGTGGGAAACTGGCTGCGTCGAACTGAGTCAACGATTGAGTCGAGACCAATCCAGTAGCTGAGAGGCCAGTTTCCGCTCATCGAGAGAATTCCGACGACCTCACCTTTATTGTTGAACAACGGTGATCCTGAAGCTCCGCTTTCGGAATTCCAATCTGTGACGAGCCCGTCAGTGAGGTTCAGAGCATATTGCCCGTCCGGGCGAACAGTGAATCCCGTCTGTGTGATTCGCCCTTCTTTCCTGACAAGGTTTCCATCTGGATAGCCTGCAGAAGTGACGCTGTCACCAACAGAAGGAGCTGATGTGGCAATCGGGGAAAACGCGAATTCACCGCCACCTGTAATCTGGTAAATCTGAGCTTCGTCAATTCCGTTACGAGGAGGTCCGTAACGAAGCACCGCGATCCTTGTCGCTCCATTAGAGAACTGGACAGTTACAGTTCTGGCGTCTCCGCAATGGTCGGCTGTAGCGATCAGTCCCGATGGGGAAATGACGACTCCACTGAAGTTGTCCAGCTTCACTGTCGTCATGTCGTTGGCGGCGACGGATGACGTAAACGCAAGCAGAAGTAATATCCGAGCCATCATGGCTGCGTGCCCTTCAAATAGTGACTCATGAGATGGGACCGTAGCATATTGGCCCTGAACCCGAGTATCCGGTCGTAAGTGACATATCCGGTGACCGGAAGCTGGATATCGTTGAAGCGATTTATGTATGCGAGCGTCCCTGTATGCTGAAACCGTACCCATGAAGGGACTCGCGGCACAATATCATTCCTGTTCACGACTCGGAACATTCGGCCATTCAGTCGGTTCCTGGCTTCCTGGGCGGCTCGCCAACCGAAAACTCTGGGAGCTCCAAAGGTGTATGCTCTGCGGAACTTCACGCCTCTCAGGTCAAGATCCAATGCTGCTACGTTAGAGATCGCGCCGCCAAGCGAGTGCCCACAGAGAAATACGTCACGCTTTGCATTTCGGGCGAGCTCCTCGACAATTGGAGAGACCTGACGGTAGGCGTGCAGGAACCCTCCGTGGACTTCTGCACGGCAAGCTGGAATCCATGCGTCTTCCTTGATGGTAGCCATGTTGACTCTGGCGTCCGAGAACTGCTCAGTCATTGGAGACTTCACGGCGTACAGATCGGAAATCCAATCCTCAATCTTGTCCGGCTCGGTCCCCCTGAATGCGATGATCAGAGAGTCACCATCGAAGGCTGTGAACTCTGTGTCGTTGACGGAGAAGTTTGTAATACAGCACTTCCACTTGTTTTCAAGTAGGGCCTTCTCTCTATCTCCCATGTAAGCGTCGGAAGAGGCATGAGCAAGAACATGGGCCATCTCTTTACGAAACCCGTTAGCGTCCCTGAGCGCGTTCCAGTCCATGGCAATTCCTATTTTCCCTCTAGTCCGTTAAGCCACTCAATGATTTCATCGCAGGAAGAGTCGCCCTTTTCTATGATTTTCATATCAAGTTCGACGTCACGTACCAATCTTGGGGAGCCAGTGCAGATGCAGACGGGGATGCCTTTCAGCTTTGCATCATCAAGCAAATTTTACCTGCTGACCTCCATCCATGGCGGCATCATCCAGTCTGTCACCACCGCAATAGTTCTTTCTGGAAGATCCCACAAAGCGTTGGCGTCGACGACGTGATAGCCCGCTTTAGATAGAATATGGTCTATCAGAAAGAAGTCAGTCTTTGAGTCTTCCAGAACTGCCACCAGTGGCTTATGGGGCTTCATGATTACGCCTTACATTACGCTTTTAAGCTGAATCTCGAGCGCCTCGACCCGCCTGTCTCTCATCCGGTCATCGTTGTGCATTTTCTCCAGTATCTTCGTTTGTGCTGCGATATTGTCAGCCAGCCTCTCGATGGCAGATTCGAGCGTCTTCCTGACGTACCATATCTTGACGCCATCCTCGTCTTCTTTGCTATGCCAAATATGCAGATCTTTAACTTCATCCGACATTTTGCGAAGATCAATGCCTCGATCTTTGAGTGTCCCAAGGACTTTATCGATAGCGATCATCGCCGCTATTGCCATCATCGGCCAGTTATCTTCCATTAGAAGTCTTTCTTTTGCAGACGACTCTTGTTCAGTTAGCCACTAGTGGACTGTAGTGTTTACGGATCTTCAGTGCAAGGATTGACCAACAGTCTTACTCCTGGTAGACTTGGGCTGCAATCCAAAAGGGGAATAACCGTGAGATTACTGTCGCTTTTTCCGAAGAATCTTTATGACACAAAGATGTCTCCGGGCCGGACAATGTACCTTAATTACACAGGGTCGCAGCCCGGAAATAGTCTCGTCTGGTCAGGGATTGGCTGGAGCAATTACGACAAAACGAAGAGTATCAATCACAACCTCGTCTCGCTTGAAGCCGCTGGCGAGTTCGATGCGATTGTCGTTTATAAAGGTGAGGGAATTTCCGGGCTGCGGGACTGCCCAAGGTCCAAGGTCCTGATACTGAATGAGGCCAACAACGACAAGCTCGTCGAGGAAGAGCTGGCCAGTTCAAGAGCCGGCATTGTCGTTTTTCACCATCATGGCGATTTCGCAAACTGGAAATGGAACCTTTCTCGCAGGGGAATTGTCCCCTATAACTGGTGTCATGGGTGTCCTGTAACTCCTGAAGTTGCGTGGGGCGACCGGGAAACTTCTGTGATTCTTTCGGGATGCACGGCAAAGTCAGTGTATCCATTGAGGTACAATGCTCTGCTGGCCATTCAGGAAGGCAGGCTGGACGCTCGATTACTTGAGCATCCCGGCTATCGAGTCGCCGGGCGTGAAAGGATCACGTCCCAGTATGTTGAGTATTTGGAAATCCTGTCCCGCAGCAAGGTTTCGATTTGCTGCTCCAGCATCTACAAATACCCTCTGGCGAAGATGTTCGAGTCGGCGATGGCTGGCTGTGTCGTTGCTACAGACTTGCCGGATTGCCCATTGTTTGAGAAATATCTCTGGCCACACTGCATCAGGCTTGACTCTCAGTGGGAACCAGAGAGAATAGCCGGAGAGATTTCACTCTACACAGACGACGAGCTCCGCGAACGAGGATCGGCTCTGCGGGAAGCTGCTATGAAGCATTTCAGCTACAAAAACTGGTCGGATTGCCTGACTTCCGCGGTGATGGATAACTGCTGACGCACTCAGGATTTCAAGACGGATCGAGCGGAGAGCATGATGCTCATCAGGGAAGGCTCCGA